GACTTTGCTGATGTAGTACGTGATGGTGAGTTTCAGGAATGGGTAAAAGCATCTCCTATTCGTTTGAACATGTTTGCTTTGGCAGACAGTGCTTACGACTTTAATTCTGCCGATGAACTCCTGAGCACCTTTAAGCAAATTCGAGGTGTGAAGGCCCAACAGACACAAGACGCAGGTAAGCAGGTTCTCAATAAGAATCTACGAGCTGCTTCAGTGGACGTTGGTGGTACAGGAGAGAGTAGTCAGAAAGTCTATCGCCGTGCAGACATCATGAAACTCATGACATCTGACCCTGATCGCTATGAAGCGCTGCAACCTGAGATTATGGCTGCTTACGCTTCAGGGCGTGTTCGTTAATCATTTCAATCAATCAATTTAAAATCTAGGAGATTTAATCATGGGCTTAGGTACCGCACACGTAACGACCACCACAGCAGACAAGTTTATTCCAGAAGTATGGAGCGATGAAATCGTTGCCACATACAAGAAGAGCCTTGTCGCTGCTAACCTCATCAAGAAGATGAGCTTCAAAGGCAAGAAAGGTGACACCGTTCACATTCCAGTGCCTACACGTGGTAACGCTTCTGTTAAGTCAGCATCGACTCAAGTAACATTGATCGCGGCTACTGAGACAGATATCGTTATCTCTATCAACAAGCATTATGAGTATAGCCGCTTGATCGAAGATATCGTCGAAGCACAAGCTTTGTCGAGCCTGCGTCAGTTCTATACTGGTGATGCTGGCTACGCTTTGGCCCGTCAAGTTGACACTTCGATCATCCAATTGGGTCGTTTGGCTAACGGTGCTACTCTGGCTACCGATGACTACGCTACATCAAACACAGCTACTAAAGCCTTTATCGGCTCTAACGGTACTACTGCTTATAACAGCACTACCTCTAACGCTGCTGCTTTGACTGATGCTGCTATTCGTCGCACTATGCAACGCTTGGATGACAACGATGTTCCTATGGACGGTCGTTTCTTCATCATCCCTCCTTCAAGCCGTAACACGCTGATGGGTTTGGCCCGTTACACTGAACAAGCCTTCGTTGGTGAGACAGGTTCTGGCAACACTATCCGTAACGGTGAAGTTGGTAACTTGTACGGCACTTCTGTGTTCGTGACCTCTAACGCTGACTTCGGTGCTGGTAACTCAGGCGCTGACCGTATCTGCTTGTTGGGTCATAAGGACTCTATGGTGTTGGTTGAGCAGCAAGGCGTTCGCGCTCAGACTCAGTACAAACAAGAATACCTCGGTACTCTGTTTACTGCTGATACTCTGTACGGCGTTGGCGAGTTGCGTGACTACGGTGCTGTTGCATTGGCAGTTCCAGCTTAATAATAGCTAGGCTGAAGGGGCTGTCTCAAAAGGACGGCTCCTTTGGCCTATCTAGTACAAGGAATCATTATGGCAGTCACATTTAAATGTCTCGCAAGCGGACAAACAGTCACCTTTGAAGCTCAAGTTGATATCGACTCAATGAAGGGTCACGATGGCTACGAAGTAGTTACTGAGGAAGTACAAGAGCCTGTCGTTACAAAGAAGACAGTGAGCAAGAAAACAGTTGACACGGCTACTGAGGAATAATATAATATGGCAACCTCTGTCGCAGACTTATACACACAAGTTCTAGGACGCGCTCCTGATGCAGCTGGTTTAGCTTATTGGGAGAGCATGTTCGGATCTACTGTTGATCCAGCTGAGTTAGCTACTTTCAAATCAGTTGCAGCCGTTACAGAACCAACTGCTACTCCTACTGCTACAGTTACTCCATCTACAGCGGCAGCTGCTCCCACATCTTATCTAGAACAAGTCAAGTCTCAGCTGACACCTGAGCAATATCAACAGCTTGTTGCTCCGTTGATGTTCACTGCTAATGAGAACTTCGGGGGTAATGTTCAGGACTATCAAGCTCAGCTTGTCACGCCTCTTGACACATCTAAGCTTAACTTCCCTAAGCAAGTAGACGCTAACACAGCTGGTGTACGACAGATTGCAGATGGTTTCATCTCCACAGAGCCTACTATGGTCAATGGAGTACCTGTCTACGCTAAGTACGATCCTTCTGGTCAACTGGCTGCTTACCAAGGTGATAACAAATCAGCTACAACATGGACTAACGGTGAGAATCGTTTAGTTGGTAATTGGGACCCATCCGGTAAAGCTGCTCCTATCTCGATTGGAAGTCAGACAGGCCTGTTCAATACTGGCTATCATTGGAATGACATCCGTGATAACTTAGAAGCTGCTGCTGTAGTCGCAGGTAACTACTTCCTTCCCGGCTCTTCCATGCTGACTTCTCAGTTGGTAACACAAGGTGCTCAAGAGAACCTTAATACCGATGCTGGACGTCTTGCTAATATTGCCGCTGGCGCTGCTGGTGGCTTGTCAGGTAATACTGCTAACTACGGTAAGATCGGTGAAGCTGCTGGTATCACTAGCGCCCCTACATCGTCTTTAACAGCGGAGCAACTAGCCACAGCTAACGCTACATCAGATCCTATCGCAGCAGCTAATGCTATGAAGGGTTGGACTATTGCTGACATCCCTTACTTGCAGAGCATCGGCGCATCAGCGGAATTGATTTCCCTTGCAGAAGCTAACAACGCAAACCTCTCTAGCGCATCAGGTGGTGGACCTTCTGGTGGCACAGTTACTCCGGTCACAGGAGGCACTACAAACCCTCTTTCTAACCTCACCCCTTCACAGATCACTACTTTAGCTAAAGCAGGTATCAACGTAGCAGGCATCTTAGGTGCTGGCGCAGCTGTTGGAGGTATTGCTGGCGGTATTGGTGGAGGCTCAGCTGGTGGCGGTATGTTGACTCAACAAGACCGTTCAGGCGTCTCTTCAGGCTCAGCTCAATATTCCCCTGAATACTACCAAGCAATCCAATCTAAATACAACCAAATGATGCCACAGCAGCCACGTGATGTGACAACTGATTTGAAGAGCTGGTATGAAACTAAATACGCACCTAAGGTAACTCAATAATATGGCATCCACAATCGTAACAAAGAATAGCTCTACAACTTCAGCAGTACCTGCTACAGGTGACTTAATTCAAGGTGAGTTAGCTGTTAACGTCACAGACAAGAAGGTATTCACTAAAAATGCCTCAGGCACTGTTGTACGTATCGTAGGTACTCTAGGTAATCAAGAAGCCTCAGCAGTGGCTATCACTGGTGGTTCAATCACTGGCATGTCTAACCCAAGTAGCTCATCTGATGTAGCTAATAAGAGTTACGTAGATGGTTTGATTACAACTAACTCAGGTTACGCTACAGCTGCTGCCGCTAGTGCCTCAGATGCCGCTGATAGTGCCTCAGACTCAGCTGCAAGTGCTAGTACAGCTACTACTAAGGCCTCAGAAGCCTCTACATCAGCCTCTAACGCTGCTACATCGGCTACCAACGCCTCCACAGCTCAAACGGCTGCTGAAGCTGCTCGTGACGCTACCTTGGCTGCTTATGACCAGTTCGATGACCGTTACCTAGGTTCTAAGACATCAGACCCATCAGTGGACAACGATGGTAATGCTCTCGTGGCTGGCTCACTGTACTACAACAGTGTTTCTCAGATCATGAAGCTGTACACAGGTAGCGCTTGGGTTGCCGCTTATGTCTCAGGTGCTGGTTATCTCGCAGCAGCTAATAACTTGTCTGATGTTGCCAGTGCTTCTACATCACGCAGTAACTTAGGTCTTGGTAACGTAGATAACACCTCCGATGCTACTAAGAATGCAGCTACTGTTACCTTGACTAACAAGACTATCGAAGCTGGTACGTTCACTAACGGCTACACAGAAGAAACAGCTACTGCTAACACTTCTACTGCTTACACGATTGACTTAGCTAACGGTACTGTTCAAATCCTGACTCTCACAGGTAACTGTACTTTCACATTCCCCACAGCTGCTGCTGGTAAGTCCTTCATCTTGTTGTTGAAGCAAGACGGTACAGGATCACGTACTGCTACTTGGCCTTCAGCTGTTAAATGGCCTTCTGGTACAGCTCCTACAATTACTTCTACTGCATCTAAGCTCGATAAGTACATCTTCACAAGTGATGGTACTAATTGGTATGGCTCCGATGCTGGTAAGAACTACTCCGTCTAAGGGATAACTGATGCTATCAAGTAATACTTCAGCGGTGTCAGGGGATACAGTATATGTAGAAAATGTGTTTTCGACTTATCTTTATACAGGTAATGGCTCAACACAAACAATCAACAACGGCATTGATCTCGCTGGTAAAGGCGGGATGGTGTGGATTAAAGACAGAGGAGCCACTTGGCAACATACAGTCACAGATTCTGCCCGAGGTGTTGGACAATATTTAGGCACAAACTTAACTAACGCACAGCAGCCGTGGAACTCTGATGCCCCTACCTTTACTTCTACTGGCCTTACCATTCCAGTTAATGGTGGAGTGCCTTATACAAACTACTTAACTGATACCTACGCCTCATGGACATTCCGCAAGCAGCCTAAGTTCTTTGATGTTGTGACTTATACGGGTACAGGGTCAAATGCAACAATTGCTCACAACCTAGGCTCTACTCCCGGCTTCATCGTAGTGAAAAGAACAAACGGAGGCGGTGGCAACTGGATGGTCTACCATCGTGGCCTTCCTTCAAGTAGCTATTATTTAATCCTTAATAGAACGGATGCACAGGATGTGTCTAGTTTTAGTTGGAACCCTACTTCAACTACTTTTGATGTTAATTACGAACTTGGATTAACCGCCAACGGTGGAACCTACGTAGCCTACCTATTCGCTCATGACGCAGGAGGCTTTGGCTTAACGGGCACAGACAATGTGATTAGCTGTGGGTCTTTTACTGCTGACGGCAGCGGTAATGCAACTGTAAACCTTGGGTATGAGCCTCAATGGATTACGCAAAAACTTTCTAGTGGTACTGTAAATTGGGCAACGTATGACACCATGCGTGGGTGGTCACAAACGCAGATAAAACAACTTTATCCGAATTTGGCTGATGCTGAAGGTGGTGGAGCCGCTACTTTGTTTTATCCAACTGCAACTGGCTTTCAATGGGTTGGTGGTGCATTAGCTGCTGGTGGAACTTACATTTACATAGCCATTCGCCGTGGCCCAATGAAAGTGCCTACTGATGGTACTAAGGTGTTTAGTCCTGTTGCCAACTCAGATACTACTGGAACAAAACAAACAACAGGGTTTGTTGTAGATTTACAAGCCCTTGCGTTTAGAGCATCTACTGGCGCTAAAAACTGGATGGATAGGCTTCGTGGAGTTTCCACAACAGCGACAAACGGTGGTGTGAATTTGCAGTCAACTAATACAGGTGCAGAATTTGCAGCAACGTACACAAGGGCTTGGGATAACACTGGTTACCAAACTGCTGGTGCTTATGCAGATACTTCAATAGTTGGTTGGAACTTTGGACGCGCCCCATCATTCTTTGATGAGGTTTGCTATACGGGAACGGGAAGTGCTCGTTCAATAACGCATAACTTAGGAGTCCCGCCAGAGTTGATTATCACCAAGATGCGAAGTGGTGGTGCAAATTGGATGGTGTTTTCAACGTCTGCTTTGTTGTATGGCTATCCAGACAATGGGTTCTATTTAAACAGCACTAATGCGATGGATGGCTATAACTTTGTAGCTTCTGCCCCAACTGCTACAACTTATTCTGTAGGTACTGGTGCAGAGTACAACTCAAACACATCAACCTACGTCTCCTACCTCTTCGCAACCTGTGCTGGTGTTTCCAAAATAGGAAGCTACACAGGTACAGGAACTACTAAGCAAGTTGATTGTGGCTTTGCAGCTGGTGCTAGATTCGTGCTCATTAAGCGTACTGACTCAACAGGTGATTGGTATGTTTGGGACACTGCACGAGGTATTGTTAGCGGTAATGACCCTTACTTGTTGCTCAATAGCACAGCTGCTGAAGTAACTTCAACAGACTACATTGACGCTTACTCAGCTGGTTTTGAGTTAAGCTCAACAGCTCCTGCTGCTTTGAATGCCTCAGGTGGTACATACATCTTTTTAGCTATAGCGTAAGGTAAGACATAATATGCAAATCAGAATCCCATCAACAGGTCAGGTAATGTACGAAGGAGAGTTCCGTGCTCTCTTTCCTAATACTTCCCTGCCACAACAGCTCACTGAAGCTCTCATCAATGGTTTAGGTGGTGAAGTAGTCTTTGAAGGCCAACAAGCCTCTCCTACGCGCTATCAGATAGCCTTTGCCGATGGTGTCGAACAAGTAGCTGGTAAGTGGTACACTAAGTATTCAGTAGCTGACATGGACGAAGAAGCCATCGCAGCATTGGATGCTAAACAAGCTGAATCAGTACGTGAAGACCGTAATAAGCGTCTAGCTGATACTGATTGGACACAATTGACTGATGCTCCAGCTGACACAGAAGCTTGGGCTACATATCGTAATAACCTCCGTAACGTAACTGAACAGTCAGGATTTCCTTGGGAAGTCACTTGGCCTAATAAACCGGAGTGATACACATGGCTACAGTAGAGGTTACAGCAGCTAGATTAGATTCACACGAGGCAGTATGTGCCTTTCGATATGAACAGATTAACGCTAGATTGAAGAGACTTGAGAGTATCTTAATGGTCGCTTCAGGATTTATGATCTGTAGTATGGCAGGCATTATCTTCACATCCATTTTACATAGAGGATAATATATGAAACCTAAGACCAAAGCTGGTAAACAAGCTAAAGTGGGCAAAGTCATGCACGAGTACAAAGCAGGTACTCTGCATTCAGGCAAGGGTGGCCCTGTAGTCAAAGACCGTAAGCAAGCTATTGCTATCTCCATGTCCGAGGCAGGCATGGGTAAAAAGAAACCTAAGAAGAAGTAACCAATGCGTTCAGTATCAGTAGGTAAGAACCTTGCAGCAGGTACGGAGACAATAGTCTACACAGTACCTACAGGCTATACAGCTAAATGGACACTTTGCTACGCCCATAATTCAATAGGTACGAATAAGACTTTATCTATTGACTGGTATGACACAAGTGCTGCCACACACGTAGCTATCTTAGAGCAATATAGCTTCACATCTAAGATGTACTTTCAGTTTAGCGCTCCCGGTACAGGGGTAATATTGGAAGAAGGTGACCAAGTGCATATGACTACTGAAGCAGGTAGTTCCTTCAGTATTATTTGTACATTTGAGCTAGAGAAGAAACAAGGAATCTAACTAGAATATGGCACAAACATACTTACAAATAGTCAATAATGTCTTGACTCGCTTACGTGAGACAGAGGTTACTTCTGTGTCCGATACCCCTTATTCAGCCCTTATTGGCGTATTCGTCAATGATGCTAAGCGCGAGGTAGAAGATGCTTACGATTGGAATGCTTTAGACACAACCATCACCTTAGCCACTGTAGCAGGCCAGAAAGCCTACTCTTTGACAGGCATTGGTGCTCGTTTTAAGACCCAAGATGTCATCAATGACACCCAAGATGTGGGCATGGATGCTACCAATCCTAACTGGATTAACCGTCAATACTTCATCGGTACGACTCAATCAGCAGCCCCTAATAAGTACTGCTACCGTGGTGTAGATAGCTCAGGGGACACTAAGATTGAAGTGTGGCCTCTCCCTGATGGTGTCTACAGCCTTCGCTTTGAATTGTTTGTCCCACAGCTTGACTTTTCTAATAGTAGTGATATAATTAAAGTTCCTGCCCATTTGGTACAACTATTGGCTTATTCTAAGGCTATTGCTGAACGTGGTGAGGACGGAGGCTTACAAGCTTCTGAGGCTTGTCAACTGTACCGTCTTGCCTTGGCTGATGCTGTGGCTTTAGAAGGTTCTCGTGATGAGTCTTCTACTAACTGGTCTGCTGTCTAATAATGGCTGAGAAACTACTTACAACCTCCATCGCTGCTCCGGGCTTTAACGGCTTGAATACTCAGGACTCCTCTGTGAGTCTTGACAATGGGTACGCGACTGTTGCTAACAACTGTGTTATCGACAAGTTTGGTCGTATTGGTGCTCGTAAGGGTTGGACAGCAGCTCACGCTTCTAACTCTGACTTGTCTACAGCTAACGTCAACGCTATTGGTGAACTCATCACTAATACAGGCACTAGCTACGTTATCGTTGCAGGTAACAACTTCATCTTTAAGTTAGTAGGCACTACACTTACTAAGATTACCTACGGTGGTGGTGGAACTGCTCCTACGTTCACAGCTTCTAACTGGATGATGGCTCCTTTGAACGGTAAGCTCTATCTGTATCAATCTGGGCATGATCCTCTTATATTTGACCCTGCTGTGTCTACAACGACATATAAGCGTATCTCTGAGGTATCTGGTTATGCAGGAACTGTCCAGAATGCTAATATTGTTATTAGTGCTTATGGTCGCACTTGGTCCGCAAACACTGCCACAGACAAGAACACAGTACAGTTCAGTGACTTATTAGCCGGTCATGTCTTGAATGCAGGTAGTTCCGGTGTTCTCGATGTCTCTCAGGTATGGCCTAACGGTGCTGATGAGATTATGGGTTTGGCTATCCATAATCATTACTTGTACATCTTCGGTCGTCGTCAGATCCTAGTGTACGCACATGCTGATGATCCTACTACTCTGTCCTTGGCTGATACTATCACTGGTGTTGGTTGTATGGCACGAGATAGCGTAGTAGTTACAGGCGGTGACATTATCTTCTTGAGTGATTCAGGTGTTCGTTCAATGCAACGCACAGTCCAAGAGAAGTCAGCTCCTATGCGAGACATTAGCGCCAATGTCCGTGATGACCTTGTTCTAGAAATTTCCTTAGAGACTGAAGATGATATCAGTGCTGTGTATAGTGATAAAGACGCTTTCTATCTCCTTGCTCTCCCTACTCGTGGTCTTGTCTATTGTTTTGACATGCGAGGAGCTCTCCAGAATGGGGCTGCTAGGGTAACTACTTGGGATGGTTTGATTCCATACGCCATGAAGTACACCCGTGATAAGACTCTGTTGCTAGGTAAGGCTGGTTATGTCGGTACTTACTCTGGCTATCAAGATAATGGCAGCACATATCTCCTAAAGTATTACACTAACTACTTTGACTTCGGTAGCCCAACTACATTGAAGATATTGAAAAAGGTTGGTGTTACTGTCATTGGTGGTGGAGGTTATCCTGTCGTTATGCGTTTTGGTTTTGACTTCAGCGACATTTTGAACAGTCGTAACTTTAACTTAGCCAATGCCTCAGTAGCTGAGTACAACATTGCTGAATATAACATCGGTGAATACGGTGGTTCAGCCTTCGACAATAAGATTATTAACGTGGGTGGTACAGGCCGTACATTACAGTTAGGCTTTGAGACTACAGTTAATAATAAATCAATTTCAATCCAAAAGCTAGATGTTTACGTCAAAGCAGGAAGAACACAATAAAGGGGATACGTTTTGTCAAATTATACCAAAAGCACTAACTTTGCAGCCAAGGATGCTCTTAACTCTGGTAACGCAGGTAAGATCATTAAAGGTACTGAGATCAACACTGAATACGACAATATTGCTTCAGCTATTGCCAGTAAAGCAGATACTAATAACGCAACACTGACAGGTAGCGCTACCGCTGTTAACCTAACTGTCTCAGGTACATTTACAGCTACGATTGACGGAGGCACATACTAATATGGCTGATACTATTGATTACACAGGTCTTTTAGGTGCAGGTGTTAGCGCACTTGGTACTGGCATCGCAGCTAACCAAGTTACAGGTGCTCAGAACTCACTTGCTCAACAACAACTAGCCTTAGGTCAACAAGCAGCTAACGCAGCTCAGTTCCGTCCTGTTGGTGTTACCTCTCGCTTCGGTACTTCTGGATTCCAGTACGACCAAGGTGGTAACCTCATCGGCGCTGGATACCAAGTAGCCCCTGATGTGGCTGCTATGCGTGAAGGCTTGATGGGCTACGCAGGTCAGAACCTAGCTAACGTAGGTGGTGCTCAAGGCCTCCAACAGCAAGCTATGGGTGGAGCTAATAGCCTCTTTAACCTTGGTCAACAGTATGTTGCTCAGTCACCTCAAGCAGCTGCTCAGACGTGGATGGGTCAACAACAACAGCTCTTGAATCCCGGACGTGAACAACAACTGGCTCAGTTGCAGAATCAACAGTTCCAACAAGGTCGTGGTGGTCTGGCTGTTGGTGCTACTAACCAAGGCTATACACAAGGTGGTCAAGGTTTGGCTGCTACTAACCCTCAGATGGCTGCTTACTACAACGCTATGGCTCAGCAAGATGCTTCCTTGGCTGCTCAAGCTCAACAGCAAGGTCAAGCACAGACTACCTTCGGTCAAGGTTTGATGACAGGTGGTTTAGGTCTTGCCTCTTCAGGTTATGGCTTGCAGAATGCTGCGTTGCAACCTTACAACACTGCTTTGGCTAGTACAGCGGCTACTGAGGCTCTCGGTCAGAATGCCTTTGACTTGTCTACTGCCTTGGGTGCTAAACAAGCTACAGCAGGCGGTAATGTGGCTCAGATCTTGAACTCAGCAGCTAACCAAGCAGCAGGGACTCAACAAGCTGGTATCAATGCTCAGAATGCAGCCACTACAGGCGCTATCGCTGGTGGTACTGATGCTGTAACTGCTTTGCTCCGTTCATGGGCAGGTACACCGACCACTCAAGGTATTACGAATACTGCTACAGGTACTGACCTGTCTATGTTCTACTAATTAAGGATAACGATGGCAACAGATAACTTACAAGCTCTCTTTGGAGGCACTATGCTTCCTCAGGACATGCAACAAGAGCTAATCAATCAACGTGCTCAGCAGTTCGCTCAACTGACTCCTTCACAGCAGTTAGGCTCTATGGGTTACAAAGCTGGTGCTGCTCTTGGTGGTGGTCTTGCTCAAGCCATGGGTGTAGATATCACCGATCCTCGTATCAAACGTCAGACTCAGTTGCAACAGTTGTCTCAAGGTGTAGAGAATACAGCTGATGGAATGATGCAGTTTGCTCAGAAACTTCGTAACGCTGGCTTTGCTGCTGAAGCTGCTCAAGCTATGGACAAAGCTCGTGAGATTGCAGCTTCTGAGGCAGGAACTGGTCTGAAGACGGCTCAAGCTGAGAAGGCTCGCAACTATGAGATGGCTCGTACAGATAGTGAAAAGAAACGTAATCTGTTGGCAGACGTTGAACAAGCCTTGGCTAATAAGGAACAAGTAGATCCGGCTAAACTGAATCAAGCTCGTCTGGCTTGGGCGCAAGAGACTAAACCTAAGACGTTCCAACAACCTGATGGCTCTATTGCTACAGTCCCCGGTGTTGATGTCAACCTGTTTCCTAATATTGGTAAAGCCTTGTCTAGCGGTGGTGCAGGTGGTGTCTCTAAAGCAGGTAATATTGAGACTAAAGCTTCTCAAGCAATGGCTGAAAAAGAAGTGTCTACGCTTGAAGGAGCCATCACAGGTATTGACGATAGCTTGAGCGCTATTAAAGGTATTCGTGATATTCGTACAGGCTCTATCTCTACTAATCCGTTCTTAGTTGAACAGATGAAGAAGTACCCTACAGCTGCTAAAGCTCAGGATAACCTCTTGAAGACGATTACAGCTGGTAAGGTTGTAGAGACAATCATGGAGATGAAGAATCAGTCTAAGACAGGTGCTACAGGCTTCGGTGCTTTGAACACACGTGAATTGGAACTGCTGGAGTCTACTGCTCGTGCGCTTGATCCAGCAAGCCCTACCTTTGAGAAAGATCTCAAGTACATTGAGGATAAACTCACAGCAAGTAAAACTAAACTACAAGGCTCGCTGGCTAAGAAACAACCTGCACAAACCCCTCAGGCTGGTGGTAATAATAACTGGCAGAACCCTCAAGGTAAAGAAGGTCAGTTGGCTATTCTTAACGCTGAGTTAGTTAAGGCTCAACAACAAGGCAACGCAGCTGATGTTGCAGGTCTACAACGTGAGATTTCTCGCCTAGGTGTACAAGCTCCTGCTGCTAAAGGTAAGATGACCGATGAACAGAAGATCATGACTACTTTGTCAGATCCTCGTAATAAAGGCCGTTCACGTGCTGATATCGAAGCAGCTCTGCGTAAAGCTGGTCAGATTCAGTAATAATAAAGGATAACATGGCAACTCGTCCACTTTCACGTGAAGATGCTAAAAAAGCTATTCTAGAAGAGCGTAGTAAATACTCTCAGCTTTTAAAGCAAGCTCAAGCTTCAGGAGACAAAGAAGCTTATCAGCGTTATTCCGATCAAATCAGTAAGTTAGATACTCAACTACGAGGCACTAGCTTCTTAGGTGACGTTGGTGGAGGTATTGCCTCTGCTGGCGTAGGTCTTTTGACAGGTCTTCCAGACATTGTTATTTCTGGATACAACGCCGCTGCTAACCCTACCGTGCCAATGAAGACCTTGCGTGAACGTGCGCTTGAGTTCGGTGGTATTCCTACTCAGGCTACGTCTGAGGAAGGTTCTATTGCTTACGGTACTCCTGAAGTAGCTACAGCTGTTGTAGGTGTAGGTCAACTGGGTAACCTTGGCTACCAAGGCACTAAAGCTTGGCTGAAAAGTCGTAAAGTAGATGGTTTGTTGGCTAAGCTTGATCCTGCTGATGCCAATCGCTTTAAAGGTTACATGCTCAAGGGCCAAGGTAGCCCTAATGCAGAGGTGTCAGCTAAGATTGCTGAGCTGCGTAACAACCCTAAATATACTGAGATCTTTAACACATTAGACGATGCTGCTACTAAGGCTGCTTTGGCTAATATGGCTCCTCGTCCTTCACGCATGGAAGAGCCTTCAGCTGCTACAAGAATGGCTGAGACAGTTGAGTCTAAATTGAAGTCTTTGCGTGATGCTCGTACTGATGCTGGTAATACTAACTTTACTAAAGCTTTTGAGCAAGGCGGCAATCGTAACATTCTAAATACTGATACTCTCCTTGAGAAAGTACGTGGTATGAAAAAAGAGTTTTCATCTCAAAATAGTGACTCTTCTAAAGCAGCTGTTAAATGGTTGCAGTCTATCGAAGATGATCTCGTTCCTAAGTTCAATGTTCCAGCTCGATCAGGTACGTCTTATACGTCACCTACGGCTGCACGAGACACTTTAACTAATGCTCCTATTCCCGGTCAAGATGTTACTTATAACATTCCCGGCTCTCAAGCTTATACGGTAACTCAAGCCCCTCGTAAGCTTACTGTCCAAGAGACACAAGCTAAGTTGAAAGAGTGGGGCCGCAGCGCTAAAGCTGAAGATCAGGTTGTACGTGACTTAGCTATCAGTGATGAGCAACGGATCAGCAGCACCTTGTTTGGGGCTGTAAAAGATGATCTAGAAGCATCTCTTAAAGCAGCCTCTAATGTTGCAGATAAGAAAGCCTTGGGATACCTTAACAGTGCTCGTGAGCAGACAAGTCAGGCCAGTAAAGCTTATAACGATGTCGTAGCTCAAGGTATGCCTTCAGCATTCAAGAATAAGGCTTCTAATGAGGTTGACTTTGAGACTATGGCAGCAGAGTATAAGAATCTGAATCCAGCTCAGCGTACTGTCTTCCGTGAATGGGTTGGTGAGAACAATAAAGAAGCCCTCCAAGCTATTGACCGTGATGTATTCCAAGCCTTTAAAGCGAAGCATACAGGTACATTGGCTGATGGCACTGTAGGCACTGATTTGAAGTCTATGGCTCAGGATTGGGCTATTATGGCCCCTAAGGAGCAAGACGCTCTAGCTAAGGCTTTAGGCACTAATCGTAATGAGTTCAATGGACGCATGAAAGATGCTCTTGTATTCACTCGTCGTTTACAGACAGGTGGTACAGGCGCTGAAGAGGCTGCAACTAAGGGCTTGACACGTGAGATGAGCGCTATTGTAGGCTCTACTCCAGCTGGATACCAAGGTGCTAAAGTAACTCAGCTCTTAGGTGACATCTTTGGTGGTGCTCGTAAGGGTGTAGTGTCTGACGATCTAGCCATGAAGACTTTGTTGTCTCCTGAAGGTGCTCAGTTTTTGAAGACAGCTAAAATGTCTCCCGGCAGTCAAGAGACATTAAAAGCTCTTACAGCTATGGACACAGCAGCGCCAGCACGTATGCAGTATTTGATGCCCACAAACGCTGTAGTGTCGCCTATGACTCCTACGACTGAAACTACTCCAGTTGCTGCCCCTCAAGAGGATGTCTTTATCCCTTCTTTTGATGAACAAGCAACTCCAGCAATGGAAGCAGCTCCAGCAGCTAGTGGTGAGGTCTTTATCCCGTCCTTTAACGAGCAGTAATGCCTCTCTTAATCCTTGCTGGTGCTCTCAAGGCTGTTGAGGCTATCCAGCAGGGATGTGAGCTATACAAAGAGTATAAAGGTGTAGTCCTTAAAGCCAAGGAAACCTTCGATGAGGCTAAGGAGCACGTTGATGAGGTAGTAGGTCTTTGGGGTTTCATCAAGAGTAAGTTATTCGGTGCAGAATCTGATGCGAATAAGCCCCCTAATCACCTCATAAGTTCTCAGAACGTAGAGACGAATACAGGGACTCAACAGAAAGCAACAAAAAGTGTAACCTATAGCTTACAAAAGAGTACAAATGTACCCTATACTGTAAGCCATAGCGAACAAGAGATAAAGGCTGATCTAATCAAGAACCTTAAAGTCTTCTTCAAGGCCATGATAGCTATTCAGAGGAAGATTGAGCAACAACAGCTACGTATAGACACACAGTACATTGAGCCGGATGAGCTTCTAGATGTCTCCTTAGACTTAGTTATAGCTAAGAAGGAGATGGAGAAGGCCCAGAAGGAGATCAGAGAGGTAATGATCTATCAGAGTCCCCCTGAGCTAGGTGCTCTATATACGGACGTTATTGAGATGTTCGGTATCGTACAAGAGAAGCAAGAAGTGACTCACTTATTAGCCGTAAGAACTCGGAAAGAGGAGGTTATACGGAAGACTAAGCTAATTAACAAGATAAGGAAACGAATAGCATGGGTCGTAGTAATGGCTCTAATCGTACTGGAACTATGGGGACTAATAATAGCACTTCTTCTAGCGAGACAGCCTATGTGAGCTTCCTAGTGTTGCTTACCTTGCTGTTCTTCATCATCTTACCGTTTGAACTCTATCTATATATTATCGTAAAGGACGCCGTAGCAGCGTGTAAACCATCATGAACGACATGTTAGCAGGACTTTTAAAGAATGTAGCACCCGGCCTAGCTACTGCTGTTATGGGGCCACTGGGTGGGGCTGCTGTGTCAGCATTGGCATCTAAGTTTGGTGTCTCTGACTCAGTTGAAGCTGTAGCTAAGGCTATCGCAGGTGACCCTCAAGCTGCTCAGAAGCTTCAGGAAGTAGAGCTGGAGTTCTACAAGATTGAACAGAATAACCTCACGGATCGGATGAAGGCTGACATGTCTTCTGACTCATGGTTGTCTAAGAACATCCGTCCTATGGTACTTATATTCCTTTTGTTTGCCTACAGTGGCTTCGCTCTTGCTTCCATCTTCGGTTATGAGACTAGAGGTGCATATGTGGAGCTGCTAGGGCAGTGGGGAATGCTCGTGATGTCTTTCTACTTCGGTGGTCGGACTATGGAAAAACTAGCTGATAAAGTGGGAAAGAAATGAAGCTAAAAGATACGGTGGTAATCACCTCAGCGCTGTCCTTGGTGGCAGTAGTGTTCGTAATGATGGTCATGTTCATCATCGCTCTGTTAGACCCTGCGGTTGACGATACAGCCATCTTCGCCATCATTGGCCCTGCCTTCCAGACTATCGTCGGTGGCTTTATCGGCTTGATTACAGGTATTAACATTAAGGGAGATGACGATGCAGCTGAGTGAGCACTTTACGCTTGAAGAAGCAACCCATAGCGATACAGCTATCCGTCAGGGTATTGACAATCAGCCTTCTACTGTCCAACTGGAGAACATGAAGACAGCAGCTCAGAAGCTAGAGCAGCTACGAGCCATTACAGGCCCATTGAACATCAATTCATGGCTGCGTCTACCAGCTGTTAACGTGGCTGTTGGAGGCTCTAAGGTGTCCTCTCACATGGATGGTTGGGCTATCGACGTATCTAGCTCTAAGATGACTCCTTACCAGCTGTGTCAGGAAGTCAAGAAGGCTGGTATCAAGTTCGATCAGATGATCCATGAGTTTGGTCGTTGGATGCACATTAGCTTCGCTCCTGAGATGAGACAACAAGAGCTGACTATCTTCAAGCCTGAAGGTAAGTACAAAGCAGGTATTCTAACGGAAGCTG